TAAAGTGATTTTACTAATATATAAATATAGAATAATGATCTTGACTATCTTGACTTTTGTTGAAATTTCAACGTTTCATCTTGACTTTATCTTGACTCATCTTGACTTTCATCTTGACTTTTTTAGTTTTTATACAACCGCTTGTGTACAATTTGATCAATATATATTATAATTGATTGCGAGGTAATTATTATGAAATTATATGAACATCAAAAAAATGCATTAAATGAAACAAAAGAACAAAATAAAGTTGCATATTATCACGATATGGGACTCGGTAAAACATTTACCGGTTCAGAAAAATTAATGCAATTAAATGAAAAAATAAATCTAATAGTTTGTCAAAAATCAAAGATAAATGATTGGTATGATCATTTTATGAAATATTACAAAAGTAAAATTTTGATTTTTGATCTTACTGACGAAACCCATATGAATATGTTTATGCATGATGCCATAAATGATAAATGGACAGAAATAGTAGGAATAATAAATTATGATCTAATCTGGCGTAGACCAGAATTAATGAAATTAAAAAATTTTACATTGCTTCTTGATGAATCTTCATTGATTCAAAATCCTACATCAAAGAGATCAAAATTTATTATAAAGATGGAACCAAAGAATGTAATTTTATTGTCAGGAACACCTACCGGAGGCAAGTATGAAAAATTGATCACACAAATACATTTGCTTGGATGGAATATAAAAGAAGATGTTTTCTGGAACCAGTATGTGGATTGGGAATGGAATGAAACAGACGACGGATTTTGGCAGAAAAAAATAATGGGTTATAAAAATGTAGAAAGATTAAATAGAAAATTAAGACAGCACGGATGTAATTTTTTAAAAACTGAAGAAGTAATAAATCTTCCAGATCAGATAGATCAAAAAATAAAAATAGATAATATTTCGCAATATGACGAATTCCATAAAGAATCATATTATGAGATAAACGGTGAAGAAATTATAGGAGATAATATTCTTACAAAATTGCTACGGGAAAGACAATTGTGCGGAATATATAATGAAGAAAAGTTTTCTGCATTAAAAGATTTAATCATGAGTACAGATGATCGTCTCATTGTTTTCTATAATTTTATATCAGAAGCAGAAAGAATAAAACAAATCTGTAATGAATTACATAAACCAGTAGATGAAATAAATGGTGATAAAAAAGATCTCACAAATTATGAAAAATTTGATAATGCTGTTATCATCATTCAGTATCAGGCCGGAAGCATGGGCTTAAATCTGCAAAAAGCGAATAAGATCATTTATTTTACTCCGCCATTAAGCAGTGAATTATTTGAACAAAGCAAAAAAAGAATTCATCGTATAGGTCAAAATAAAACGTGTTTCTATTATTATCTAATATGTAAGAAATCTATTGAAGAACATATTTATAGAACATTGAACATGAGAAAAGATTATACACAAAAATTATTTGAGGAGGAATAAATGCCAGGTCCAGAAAAAACTTTTGAAAATAAAATAAAAGAGTATGTATCAAGTATCGGCGGATGGTCTATTAAATATTGGGGAGGAGCAAAATATACAAAATCAGGAATTCCAGATCTTCTTTGCGGAATAAATGGATATTTTGTAGCAATAGAAGTAAAATCAGATAATGGAAGGCCTAAATCTTTACAGCTTGTTAAAATAAGAGAAATGCGTAAAGCTGGAATAATAGCATTTGTATTATATCCTGATCAATTTGATGAGTTTACTGAATTATGCACAATGCTTAAAAACAAATGTTATTTGGGCGCTCAAGGGTGTTTATATACATTTGATAAAAAACTGACAGATAAAGAACTTAAAATTTTATTAAAATAGTTATTTACAAACTACATTTATTAGTGTATAATATCTATCGGAAAGGAGGTAATTAAATATGACAAATGATGAAAAAAACAGAGATTTTGTAGAATCAGGAGTATTTCATATCACAAACGATGATCTTGCAGACTGGGCGATTCAAAGCATTAAAGAAGATCTTTATGAACGTGATAGAATTATTGCTATCGCAGAAAATAAAATCGATGAACTTAAAAATGAAATTAAAAATATAGAAAGAAAATATGATAGAAAAATTTCATTTTTAAAATCATGCTTATTCGATTATTTTGAAACAGTGGATCATAAAGAAACGAAAACACAAGAAAGTTATAAGTTGTTGAGCGGTTCTTTAGTGATGAAAAAAGCTAGCGATAAGATCGTTAAAGAAGATGATGATACATTAGTTCAATATCTAATTGAAAACAATATGACTGATTATGTAAAAATTACAAAATCACCAAAATGGGCTGAGTATAAGAAAAGATTAGAAATCAGTGGAAAATATGTCATTGATTCTGAAACAGGAGAAATTGTTGAAGCCGTATCAATAGAACAAAGCCCACCAAAATTCGATGTAAAATTTTAAGGAGGTACAATAATGGCAATCGGAGTATTAATACTTGGAGAATCCGGTACAGGAAAAACTTACGCAATTCATAATTTTAAGCCAGAAGAGGTAAAGATTTTATCTGTACAGAAACCAATTCTTCCGTTTAGAGGAAAATACGATGTTACAAAGACTCCAACGAGTGATGATCTTGTAGCAGAACTGAAAAAAACAAAAAAGAAATATATTGTGGTTGATGATTTTCAATATATTCTTGGAATACCGATGATGCAGAGAATCGGTGAAAAAGGATGGGAAAAATTTAATGAAATTGAGCAGGGATATTCTGATGTATTAGATACAATTAATGAACTTCCTGATGATACAATAGTTTTTCTTAATTCGCATGTCATGTATAATGATGAAACAGGAAGAGTACAAATCAAAACTATAGGAAAAGCACTTGATAAATATATTACAATTGAAGGTCTGTTTATGATAGTGCTTGGAACTCAGGTGGTAGATGGTAAATATTATTTTATCACACAAAATAATGGATCAAATACATTAAAAAGTCCTGAAGGAATGTTTCCATCACTTGCAATTCCAAATGATTTAAAATATGTAGCAGATAAAATTGAAAATTATTATTACATGGATGGTGCAAAATCTGATACTGAAATTGCAGAAGATGATAAAAGCCATACGGTTTCAGAAGAAGAAATAACGCCAAAAAGAAAGTCGCGCAAATCACGTAAACAAAAAGATGAAAACGTGGTAGAAGAACAAGTTACAGCAGAAAATCTTGATGAAATCGTAGGAGAAGTATTTTGTGATAATTCTTCTAATAATGATAATAGTTCTTCTGATGTGCAGGAAGATACAAAACCAGTTAGACGCCGTCGCAGACGTGTAGAATAATATTAAGGAGGTAAAATTATGGATTTTTCAAAGTTTGACGAAAGGGTTGACATGGATCAGCTCAAAAAAGATATTACTGAGGCAAAAGAAAATGCACCTGAGTATAAAGATGTACCTGCGGGTTCATATTCTTGCAAAGTTGATAAACTTGAAGTTGGTGAAACAAAAGACGGTCGTCCAATGCTTAAAGCACAGTTTAGAATTATTGGCGATGAAGATGGAAAAAAATGCGATCAAACAAAACAGTGCATATTTATGAATCGTGTACTGTATGGTACTAAAAATGATGCCAATATGATCGCATCGGCCGTCGGCTGGCTTGAAACGCTTGATCCATCTGATGCGATCGAATCTGTAGAATTTATTGGATATCAGCAATTCGCAGATCTTGTTATGGATATTGAAGAAGATATTCAAGATCTGAAATACGTTGTTGATTATGATCCAGATGCGTTCAATAATATCTCAATTGAAGAAGTTTTTGAGTAAATTTATTTATTCCGTGCCCTTATTTCTGGGCACGGAATAAAATTAAGAGGAACCGTTTAATGTTAGAAATATACGATTTTGAAGTATTTAAATATGATTGGTTAACTGTAATTATTAATCCAATTGAGAAAAAAGAAACTGTTATAGTAAATGATAAAGATAAGTTATCTGATTATTTCTATAATGCACAGAATAATATATGGATTGGATATAATAATACAAGGTATGATCAATACATTTTAAAATCTATTCTTTTAGATATTGATCCAAAAAAAGTAAATGATTTTATTATTAAATTTGGTAATGATGGATGGAAATATACTAGTTTATTTAACCAAATTCAAATGATAAATTACGATGTAATGCTGAGAAATGATGGAGGTTTAAAATCGCTTGAAGCATTTATGGGAAAAAGCATTAAAGAAACTTCTGTACCATTTGACATTGATCGTAAACTTACGCCCGATGAAATAAAAGAAACCATAAAATACTGCAGATATGATGTAGAACAAACATTAAATGTATTCCTTGAAAGAAAATCAGAATTTGATGCTGCGATGGGACTGGTTAAAATATTTAATCTTCCGTTATCTTATGTTGGAAAAACAGGTGCTCAGCGCGTAGCAAAAATATTAGGCGGAAAAAGAAAGTTTTTTAACGATGATCCATTCTTATTTCAAATTGTTTCAACATTGAAATTGTCTAAATATAAAAAATGTGCGGATTGGTATAAATGCAAGGAAAATCACGATTATGACAAAAAGCAAATTGTAAAAATAGGAAAAATTCCGCATGTATTGGCATGGGGAGGATTACATGGCGCTATAGGAGAAATTAAAACAAAAAGTAATGGAGAAAAATATGTAAAAGCTACTCCATATTACGGTGAAGGAATTTATCTAATGGCGGATGTAACAGCATATTATCCTAGCTTACAACTCGAATATAAATTGGGATATCGTAATATGGCAAATCCTGAAAATTTTGAAAAAATTCATAATGAAAATTTAAAATTTAAGGCTTTAGGAGATAAAGTAGCAAGATTGCCATATAAAATTGCTGATAATGCAATATCTGGACAATTAAAAGATAGACAATCGTCATTGTTTGATCCAAGAGAAAATAATGCGGTAACTGTAAACGGTCAGCTTCTTCTTGTAGATTTAATTGAAAAACTTGAACCGCACATAGAATTGATTCAATCTAATACCGATGGAATATTAGTAAAAATGCCCAATATGTATAAGTTAAAAGATTGGTATGAGATTATTGATGATATAGTATGGGAATGGGAAGAACGTACCGGAATGAAAATGGAATTTGAAATTTATAAAAAAGTTTTTCAAAAAGATGTCAATAATTATTTATTGGTAGGAGATAATGGAAAAGTTAAAACAAAAGGAGCATACACAAAATCATTAACCAATGTAGATTATGATCTTCCTATTATAAATAATGCACTTATTGATTATATGACAAAAAATATACCAGTGGAAAAAACAATTCTTAATTGTTCAGAGTTGATCATGTTTCAAAAGGTAATAAAATTGTCTGGAAAATATTGGGCAGTATGGCATAATGGAAAATATTTTCAAAATAAATGTTATCGCGTTTTTGCATCAAATAATAAAAATGATACGTTTATAGGAAAAAGTAAAAAGAAAGGAGCTACAATAGAAAAATTTGCAAATACGCCAGATCAGTGTTTTATAGAAAATGGAGATATAAAAGGAAAATCAGTTCCTGTTAAACTTAATAAACAATGGTACATTGATCTGGCGTATAAAAGATTAAAACAATATGGAATAGAGGTATAAGTAATGCAAAAATTATTTAGGGGATATGTTCCTACAAAAAATAAGAAATGCCTTATGCCATTTAGAAATAAATCATCTGAAGAATTAAAAACATATGATGAAGTAAAAGGATTATCTGAATATGCTGGAATAATACATGACGACGTTGTAGTTATTGACATTGATGATTTTAATGAATCTGAAATATTAATGAAAATAATAGAAGAACAACAACTTGCATGTAGAGTATATGAGACAACCCGCGGAAAACATTTCTTCTTTATGAATGTATTAAACGGGGAATATATATTAAATAAATGCGGAATACATAAACTTTTAGCATGCGGAATTACTGCAGACATAAAAGCTGGCTGTAAAAATAGTTATTCTGTACAAAAATTTGATGGAAAAGAACGCAAAATAATATATGATGTTTATGATGATGAAGAATATCAAGCTCTTCCAAAATGGCTGACTCCAATTAATACAAAAATTAAATTCTCTGAATTAGGAGATGGAGATGGAAGAAATCAGGCATTATTTAATTATATTCTTACACTTCAATCAAATGATTTTACTGTAGATGAATGCCGTGAAACTCTTCAGTTGATCAATAGATATATATTAAAAGATCCGTTGTCAGATGAAGAGTTAAACACATTGTCGCGGGATGAAGCATTTCAAAAACCTATATTTTTTAGAAGAAATCAATTTTTATTTGATAAATTTGCAAGATATTTAAAAAATATAAATCATATTATTAAAATTGATGGACAACTGCACGTTTATAAAGACGGAATATATGTAGATGGAACAAAAGAAATAGAATCTCAAATGATACAGCATATTCCTGATTTAAATAAGGCAAAAAGAGCAGAAGTATTATCATATATTGATATTATGATTCGGCAAAATACGCAAATGAGTACTGCCAATTATATTGCATTTAATAATGGTATTTATAATATTGAAACAGGCGAATTAGAAGATTATACTCCTGATATTGTAATAACAAATAAAATACCATATGATTATATTGAAGGTGCATATTCAAAATTAGCAGATAATACGCTTGATAAATTATCTTGTCATGATAAATCTATCAGAATGCTCTTAGAAGAATGCATTGGATATTGTTTCTATAGAAGATCTGAATTGAGAAAAGCATTTATATTAACAGGGGAAAAGGAAAATGGAAAATCTACTTTTTTAGCGATGTTAAATAATTTGCTGGGGCAAGAAAACGTGGCAAATTTAGATCTTAAGGAATTAAGTGACAGATTTAAAACTGCAGAATTATTCGGGAAACTTGCTAATATAGGAGATGATATCGGAGATGAATTTATTCCAAATCCGGCGATATTTAAAAAATTATCTTCAGGAAATCCTGTTAATGCTGAACGCAAAGGACAAGATCCATTCAATTTTTCTAATTATGCGAAATTGATTTTTTCTGCAAATGATATTCCAAGAATTAAAGATAAATCTGGTGCCGTATTGAGTAGACTTGTAATAATACCTTTTAATGCAAAGTTTACATCAGATGATCCAGATTTTGATCCATACATAAAATATAAATTGATTCAACAAGAGCCAATGGAATATTTAATAAATATTGGCGTTAAAGGATTATTGCGGATATTAAAAAATCAAAAATTTACTACATCAATAATAGTAAGTAAAGCAATTCAAGATTATGAAGAAACAAATAATCCTATTTTGTTATTTTTTAAAGAGGGTCCTAAAATAGAAGATGAGCCTACAAGTACAGTTTATAGAAGTTATTATGAATTTTGTATGGCAAATAATTTTCAACCTCTAAGTAATATTGAATTCTCAAAACAAATAAAAAAATATTATGGTGTAGAAATTGTAAATAAAACAGTAAATCGTAAAAAATATAGAGTTTTTGTGAAGAAGGAATAATGTGGATTTTTACTATAACGGCAGTAATAGGGAGTGTGCTTAATGCATTTAAATCTCGATGGTGTTTCTGGATATGGATATTTTCTAATATTGCGTGGCTGATATACGATATAAGTATAAATCTATTCAGCAGAGCAGTATTAGACATAATTCAAACCATAATATGTATTATAGGAATCATAGAATGGAGGAAAAAAGATCATGAAAATAATTCTTGAAGGATGTGACGGTACCGGAAAAAGTACTCTTGCAAAATTACTTGCAGAAAAATATAATCTTGATATTTGTCATTGTACTGCGAATGATCCAGGCGATTTTGATTTTTATAAAAATACGGCAAGAAAAGAAAATGTAGTATGGGATAGGCATACGATCGGCGAATTGATTTATTCTAGAGTATTTAATAGAAAATGCAGAATAGGATCGGAAGATGCAAGAATAGCTTTGGCTTATGCAAGAGAAAACGGCGGCAAAGTATTTGTGCTTACTGCAGATGATAATGAAATAAAGAAAAGATTAGAAGAAAGAAAAACTGAAGATCGTAGAATAATTGATAATGTTGAGTGGATAAACAATGAATTTAAATTTTATGCAAAACGATTTAATGTTCCTATTATTGATACATCAAAAATGACGCTTTTAGAGATTTTTAATGAAATAGAAAAAGAAGATAATTTTAGATTTGTGCACAAATAAGGAGGCAAAAACATGGAACGTAAAAATAATGGAGTAAAATATAATTGTACGCAACTAACTCCGCAGCAGACATTTGAAAGACACATATATCATCGAGATCAATTTGCACACTATCTTAGATGGACACACGTTTTAAAAAATGCAAAAATTGGGCAATCCATTTTGGATTTTGGTTGCGGGTCTGCTGAAATGCTTGAAGTATTTTATAGAAACAGATACCGCCCAAAAAGATATTTGGGTCTTGAAATTAGAGATAAACAAGTACAGATCAATAAAGAAAAATTTGGAAATCTTGATTTTGCAGAGTTTAAGCAAATAGATTTGTGTCAGCCAGAATTAGATTTAGGAGAAACATTTGACATCATTACTTGTTTTGAAGTAATGGAACATATCGGACATGAAAACGCAGATATATTTCTTGATAATATTGCATTTCATTGTAATGATGATACTGTTGTATTTTTATCGACTCCGAATTATGATCCTGGCGTTGGTGCAGCAGATAATCACATGCTCATGAAAGACGATGGAACTAAAGAAATCGGAGAATGGGATCATTTTGAACTTCAAGAAAAACTGTTAGAATTTTTCACGATTGAACATAAGTATGGAACATTTGCGTCAATGAAAGATTATAAACAAGATCTTACTGAAGAATGGCAAAAGAAAATGTTCAATAAATTAAGAGAATATTATGATACAAATCTTATAGCAAATATTATGGCACCGCTTATTCCTGCAGAACATGCCCGCAATTGCCTATGGGTATTGAAAGTGAGGGATGAATAATGATTACATCAAATAATATTGATTCATTATATCTTAGAATTTTAAGTGAAATTACGCACCGCGGTAAAAAAATAGGAAATACTGTTGAACTGACAAATTATTGTTTAGAACTTACTGATATTGACAACAACGTCGTAAGCATTAGAAATATATCTGATACTTATTTATTCGCGGAACTCATATGGTATTTTACAGGAAGCGAAGATGTAAGATTTATAGGTGAATTTGCATCTAAATGGTATGATATTACTGATGATGGAATAACGTCCAATTCTGCATATGGCGCGTGCATAAAATACAGGTATGGATTTGATCAATTAGAAAAAATAATAGAATTATTGAAAAAGGATCCTGATTCTAGAAGAGCAATTATAAACTTAAACGTTCCTAATGAATTTGTAATTGAAACAAAAGATGAATTATGTACGATCGCATTACATTTTATGATTCGTAATAAAAAATTAAATTGTACAGCAATGATGCGCAGTAATGATATATGGTTTGGTTTTCCATATGATGTAGTATTTTTTACAGAATTGCAAAAGTATATTGCGATGCGACTAGACATACCGTGCGGAACATATACGCATTTTGCTACTAGCTTGCACGTTTATGAAGATCAAATTGAAAAAATACAAAGAATAATAAATAATTACGAATCAGGTGAATTAAAATATAAATATATTGATTTTGATCGCGATAATTTTTATAATCATTATTACAATATTTCAGATGAGATTCAATCAGCAATAATAGATGATAAAGATCCTAAACCCGTATTATTAGACGCGTTAAAAAAATATAATATATATGAAAGGAAAAAGAAATGAAAATTAAAGTAACAGAAAGAATAACTGAGATAGAAGCTAGTGCCGCAGAATTAGGTCAAAGCAATTCATTATCAGATGGATTAAGAAATTTGTTAAGACATACATTTAATCCAACGATGGCAGATTGCTATTGTGAAGATGAAAGTGAGGATGAAAATGAAAATTAAAATAATAGATTACGGTGGAAAAATACCAGAGCGTGCACATTATAATGATTCAGGTGCCGATTGTTTTTGTAAACAAGATATAACTATTTTTCCAAATTGTATTGCTAAAGTTCCTACAGGAGTAGGTGTAAATTTGCCTGATGGATATGATTTAGTTGTTCATTGTAAATCAGGATTAAGCAGTAAAGGAATATGGGCGGCAAACGCCCCTGTAGACGCCGGATATACAGGAGAAATTCATGCAATTCTTTGTAATTTAGGTGAATATCCCGTAACAATTTCGGCCGGTGAAAAAATAGGTCAGTTCGTTGTAAGGCCAGTTGTGTATGCGGAGTTTGTAAATGAATTAGGAAATGAAAGAAAAGATTCAGGATTTGGAAGTACTGGGAGGTAATTATGACAAAATTAAAAATGATGAGAGAAAAGGCAGGATTGACGCAGTTGCAGCTTTCTGAAAAAACAGGAATACATTATAGAACTTTACAATATTATGAACAGGGACAGATGAACTTTGATCATGCAAAAGTTGATAAGATCTTGTCTGCGGCGATAGTATTGAACTGCGGAATTGAAGATTTAATTGAAGATCAGTCAATGATTGAAAAAGTAAAAGAATATCAAGCTAGCTTATAATTAGCTTAAAAATCTATCATCATAAATTAGGCTAAAAATTAGCCTAATTTTTTTATAAAAATTGCAAAAAAATATGTACAAATATAAGTGTACATAGTATAATAATACTGTAAGATAATACAAACTGCAAGTTAATTATAAGGAGGTAATAATATGACATTTCAAGAATATATAAATAAACTATATGGATGCTCTGTAGATCTTTGCGATCTATCAGATGAAGATGAAGAACTACTTTATGAAGAATATAAAGAGGAGGTAATAAAATGAAAAAGTTGAGTTTAGAAAAAATTATGAATGACAGCCTGTGGGTAGTAAGACATTCAACTGGATATAGATTCTGTGGCGTATATGACACGTGCCAGGTGCACATGGAAAATTGTGAAGACAGCGATTATGATTACGTTAAAGATTTTGATCTGGTATGTTATGAACAACAGCCAGAAGAACTTCAGCAATTTCATAAGGAATACTTTGAGTATGGTTGTGAGCATGGATTCATTACTATCCAGGATTATTATAATAATGTATATAATCAGAAAAAAGTATGGACAAAAGATGAGATCAAAGATCATATGAAAAATGAAGATGCATGGTTATATCGCGGGATCCTCGCAATTTACAACCGGCAGACAGATAATGAACAGTTTTCAGGAGAAACGCATGATCTTAATGGTATCGGATTCAATGGAGTAGATGCTCCAATTATGAGCAGTTTTGCTGAGTTTCTAAAGAAAACAGGTTTTCTGACACCAAAGCAGCAGGTAATTGCTAGAAAGAAAATGATGAAATATGCCGGTCAGCTTGCAGAAATCGCAAACGCGTAAGAAAAAAATTTCAAAAAACGTACAAAAAAGTGTGTACAAACTACAACTCTCGTTGTACAATAATAATGTAAGAAAATGCTGTATATAAAAAATATAAATTGATTTAAGGAGGAAAATAAAATGATGAGAGAAGAAATTAAGACAATGGGAATCGATACGTTAATTCAGAAAGCAAATGAGATCCAGGCAAAATGCCATGACGATGTATTTGAAGCATCTGAACTGAGAATGGAAAATGATCTCACAATCAAAGGAATGGAACTTAGTTCTCTAGCACAGGGACATCTGTGTGGTAAACTGCAGGTACCTGGAAGATATTTTACAAGACTTATTGAAGCAAAACAGAATGGGCTTGCTGCTGAGAACATTAACTGCTGGCTTGAAAATGACAAGAGAAAATTTATGCTTCGTCAGTATGACGGACATATTAGAGGAGTTCTTTCAGGATCATATAGCCAGTTTGATGCCCCTGAGATTCTATGCGCAGTAAAAGACGTATTTGGTGCAGATAAGTTTAAGGTTAAAGGTTCATTTATTAATGAAGAAAGATTGCATCTGAGACTTGTTGAAAATGAAATGCTTCCAATTGATGGAGAAGATCTTTTCGCAGGAATTACTCTTGACAGTTCAGATGTAGGAAGATCTGGTCTGTATGTGAGATTCTTCATTTGGAAGCAGGTTTGTACTAATGGATTGATCATTGCTCAGAGTCATGCAAATCTGTTTACACAGAAGCATATCGGTATTACGGGTGAAGATTTCAGATCTGGACTTCTTGAAGGATTTGAGATGTTTGATCAGATCAAAGAAGAAGTTACAGAAATGATCAAAACAACTTCAAAACTTCCACTTCCAGAAGATATCGACGATATTCAGAAAATGATCAAAGACAGAACAAAGCTTTCTGACGATGATGTATCGGAAGTATTCGATATGATTGAGATCAAGTATGGATATACAAAATGGGGAATGATCAACAGTATTACAGAAGTTGCTCAGAAGTTTGATCTTGAAAGACGGATTGAACTTGAAACACTGGCTGGAAATATGCTTGAAGCATAAATTCCTATATAGTAGGATTAAGCCGTGTGATAATAAAATAAAATGAATATAAAATATATCACACGGCTTTAGATCTTCACTATTGATAAACTGTAAGGAGGTAAAAAATATGGAAAATATCAATATCGCAGATAAAATCAGAAAATTACTGGAGTTATCCAATAATAATCCAAGCGAACATGAGGCAATTGCTGCTGCGTTAAAAGCGCAGGAGCTTATGGCAAAATATGATCTTACGCTTGAACAAGTAAAACATGAGCCGAAATCTAAAAAGATAATAGAAACTGTATATTATCATACAGGAAAACATGAAATGAAAAAGTGGAAATATAGACTTGCTTCTACAATAAGTAATAATTTCAGATGTAAAACTCTGATGTATGGCCGTGATGAAGTTGCATTTTATGGATATGAAGATGATGCGAAAATTGCATTACAGGTATTTACATACTTATATGAAGCAGGAAATAGACTTGCCGTAAGATATTATAATCAGTGCAGAAAAAATGGCGAAATGACAAAAGGAGTAATGAATACATATTTGATGGGATTTAATAATGGAATATCTTCTGTATTAGAAAAACAATGCAAAGCGTTGATGATTATTACTCCACAAGAAGTAATAGATTCATTCGAAGAAAAAACAAAAGGATGGAAAACTTCTACAGTAAGCGTAAGTGCACAGAAAAACAGCGCGGCGTTTAATGCAGGAAAAAGAGACGGCATAGATGTTGCAAATGCAAGAAGCATTTCTGCATAAACCTTTTACTGCTGAGGGGAAATCAGCGGCGATCCATGTGTCGTAAAATCATGGCCTCTTGCCGGTGGGGAAAACCGGCATAAATTTAAAAAATGTACAAAAAAATGTGTACAAATAAGCGAATATGTGATATAGTAATAATGTAAGATAATGATATGTGAATATATAAATTTAAGGAGGAAAATAAAATGACAGAAAAAGAAAGATTGATCTCAATGACAGGTGAAATGTTGATTGCAGAAGCGGATAAGCTCGGTATTAAAGTAAAATGCAATCGCACACGTACTCAGCTGAAAGAGGCCAAAGCCGGAGTTGCAGATAGAATTCTTGCTGCGACACAGACAAGTGAAACGCCAGCTGAATCTGATAAGCCTAAGATGATGCCGATGCCAGGATCTGATATGGATTCTGAAAAAGGCAGAGAACGAGGCCGCGCACAGTCTGTCAATACGGCTAAGCCTAAACGCGGGCAGTTGATTGAATATGATGGTCGGTCCCAGAACATCTGCGCATGGGCAAAAGAACTCGGTATTTCTGCAAATACGTTATATGGGAGATTGTACAGACTGGGCTGGCCAGTAGAAAAAGCATTTGCTGGAGGTAAGAAAAATGAATAAGATCGGGACGATATTGATGATCGTCGGCGCGGCATGCATATTGTGTGCCGCGTCAAGTGACGATTATTATGAAACAATCGGTGAGTATTATTCTTTAAAAATCATTATTTTACCGATAGTTATAGGATTAGTAAGTATTATTGCAGGTTATAAAATTAGAAATATTAAGGAGGAAAAATAAAATGAGTAATACGTATAGTGGAATGGACATTAAGAATGCATTAGGAACAACAGAAACGTTAATTGGGCCGTCTGCATTTAGATATGCAAGATTCAGCGCGGATAGTGCATTTAGCAGATTGCAGATTATGCGTGAAATAAAGAAAATGATCATTGACGGAGTCAATGAATATGCTGATGATCTTCCTATGGATCTTAGAAAACAGTATGACAATATTATTAATTCTTTGAAGAAGATCGAAGAAGATGAAGTAGAATTGATCAGATTTGGTGAATAACATGAAAAGGGTAAAGAAACCAAAACAAGAACATTATACAAAAGAGCAGGTCCGTGAATTATGCAATAAGTTTGTGGTAAAATCTTGTATCTTAATGCTGACTGCTGTTGCAGATGAATTAGATATAGATGAAGATACTTTATGCAATATTGCTAAAAGAACACAAAGATATGCAAAATATGAAAAAGAGCAGATCATTAAAATGAATGAAGTTAGTGATATACTAAAAAAGAAAACAGGAATAGATTGGAGGTGGTAAATATGAAGTTAGTACCAATCACAAGAAGAGAATATGATAATATATTTAAAACCAATAGAAGAGAAAGCAATATTGAACTAATTGAAGAATTCTGTAACATGGAAATAGAATGTGCAGAAGTAAAAATTCCTGAAGGAAGAAACGCCGGACAAGTTGCCTGTTCATTAAATGCTTCTGTAAAAAGATGTAACAGAAATTCTGTAAAAGCTAGATCTGCTGGTAATAAAGTGTATTTAATCAATACAAATTTTAAGGGGAAAAAATTATGACAGAACTCGATAAATTAGAACAATATTTGATAAATCATAGAATCACATATGAAAGAATAGATAAAGATGCAAGAATAGCACCGAACGGAAAATATTTACTTAGTACTGCTAGACATCAGATCTGTGTTCCTGAAAGCGGAGAAAACCAAAAATGGGATGCAATTTGTCAACCATATTCTTATGGATATGAGGCCGGTTTATTAGAAATTTACGGTGACATTGTAACAAAAGAAGATGAGGACACAGTTGTAGGATGGTTAACTGCAGAGGATGTAATTAAAAGACTGGAGAAATAACGTGGACGCTATATTAATATTCGCACTGGGATCTATTTTTGGTGGATCATTTGCAGTAATTATTACAACATTAATAAATAAAGGCGGTGATAATAAATGAGCGGTGGACTATTTAATTACATGAACGATACGGTTCAGAATGAGATATTCGGATATTGGGACGAGGGCAAAATCCCTAATGTGTTTGAGGACAGAGAAATAAGCGAACTGATATATGACGTATTCAATCTGATTCATGACTTCGATTGGTACGCAAGCGGTGACACAAGCAAAGAGACGTATCTCAAACAAAAGGCGGCTTTCAAAAAGAAGTGGTTACAGAACAGAGGCGTAAGGGTCAGACGAATCGTGGATGAATCGGTTGACACATTAAGACAGGAACTGTATGAGACATACGGAATTGAGAGCGAGGTAGAACCATGACAAAGGAAGAAGCAATTATGTGGTTAATAAAACCGACCATAACAAGCACAGAAATTTCAGTATCAAAGGCAAAGGAACTTGAAGCATACGATATGGCAATAGAAGCACTGCGGACTGAATTGGTGCGATGTAAGGATTGCCGTCACGCAAACGAGTGCCATAAAAGTGTTCAGTACACACACAATGAGCAGAGTACGATAACGATTGGATATACACCAATTGAGTGGTGTTCAAGGGGAGAACGCAAAGGCGGTGATCCCGCATGATTGTGGTCTGCCATGAGGACGATTATTTTGAAAAGACACCGATTGAAAAGCAAAGAGTGTGTTGTAACTGTAGGAATAGAGTGCTGAATGCATCAATGGCAGACAAGTGTAACATAGACGGACACTACATTGGATATGTTCAATGCTTTACTAATTGGTGCAGACATTGGGCAACGGACGAATTGAAATGGATAGGAGGTGATTCAGAATGATTGGTTTTGTCACAGAATTATCAACAGTTAATATTTGTGAAGAAGTATTTGCGTGGGGTTACACAACTGGCGGTAACTATTGGTGGATAGGGACAATGAGTGGTTATCATGAAATCAAATTGTGAGGCGGTGATGATGAATGACAAGGGAAGAAGCAATAGATAAACTGCAAGATTTGTGGAATGAAGTATACAATGAAGATTCTGACGGATATGATTATGCAGTTGCTATAGACATGGCGATAAAGGCGCTAAAAGGTGGTGATGCCGAAATGACCGTAATCCCAGAAGGAACAGGCTTGATGCAACCAAGCCGTCACAACGACGGCAAAATAGAGATTGTGCAGTGCAAGGATTGCAAGCACCAAGTACATTGTCATCAAACAGTTAGCCATACCAAGATACATGATGGTTTTCAAGAGCACTGGTCGGAAACGATTGAATGGTGTTCAAAGGGTGAACGCAAAGGCAGTGATGATAAATGATTTGCTATAAAGATATGACTTTTTGCTCAAGAGACTGCAATAATACCAATTGCAAACGGAATAAGAAAAATATACATATGCCGGCTGAACTCGATTGGATGCCGATCGCATATGCAGATTTTAAAAATTGCAAAAAATATAAGGAAAAGAAAAATTATGAATAATGGAGAAAAATATATAATAGGAAAAAGATGTGATGTTCCTATGCGCAGATCAAAAGAAAAATGTATGACGTTAAATGGAAATTACTGGAAATGCCATGAAAATTGTGATGGGTGTTTTTGTGTAATATATAAATATAATGATGGTACAGAAGGACATTTATATATGCGCAGTAAATAAAAAATCAAATTTATATTTTTTATATTTTTTATCCTCTTTAGATGCTAGTGCTATAATTTGGTACTAGCATCTATTAATTTATTAATGTAAGTCAAGATGAAGTCAAGATAAAGTCAAGATAAAAGTCAAGATGAAATATGTCAACCGCAATAAAAGTCAAGATAAGTCAAGATGAATTAAATTCCTTAATATATAAGAGTTGAGTCAAT